TTTCCATTAAATTATCTAAACCCGCTACTAACTTTCTTATAAATTCACGCTTACCTTGTGGGAGTGACATCTTATTGTGTATAAAGATAAAAAACGCACCTAGGGTAAGATGACTGATGTATTTGAATTAAAAATTATGATTAGTAAGGTACTTCTTCCAAGAATTAGAAAACTTGAAGAAGAACTTGCGTCATTACGAAAACATACGTGGCCGTATGTACAGGGGAAAAAAGAATCTCATCAACTTGACGATATCGAGGCGAAGGCGGATTTTCTTAAACATCTCGATGAGGACACAGTAGTTGAATTATTGAGGGCAAAGGTAAAACTAAGTAGAAATAGTGGATTTCTAACAAGAGAATATGATATGATTTCTAATTTACGAAATAATTTTTGTTGAGCTATAGTAGATGCTACATTCAAGTAATGAACCTATGCATATTGTGGCTCTCATATGCCTAATCATATGTATATTTATTACAGGTAGTGGTACCACAACCATTTTACAAATGCCCCTAGTACCACAAACTGGGTTGATGGCAGCTTGTTGTTGTTTGTCTTGCATATCTTCAACAACTACTGTCGCAAAAGATCTACAGAAACGTTAAATTAGAAAAAATCGTCAGTCCTGTACATATTTACAGTGAATGAACCAGTCTTTCCCATTACGGTGACTGTTTCATTTCCATATAGCTCTTGGCATCCAATGTCTTCCATGCAGTCCCTCGCATTGTGGGAGACTGACACTGGGTATAAGTTTTCACCTCCGGTAGTGGTGTAGTAATTGTAGCGATCACGGCGACCACGTACCTCCTTACCATATAGGGGGAGAGTCTCATCACCATTCGTGATTAAACCCATCTGTTGCATGTGACCAGGCTTGTATTGTTTAATGGGTGGACCCCTAAATTCGGGTTCTTGGGTGTGACCACGACGAGTGGGTACTGGACGCACTGGCACTGGAACAGCTACTTCTACTGGGACCTCGACAACTTGGGGGTTGTAGAACATGTAGCCTACAGCTGCGACAAGTACAACAACCGTCAATAACAATAATTGAGTTTTTTGCTTGTTCTTCATATACTATAGTTAAGGAAAATGTTTGAGATGTATATATGAAGGATATAACCATTTATGAAAATTTTATCAATGATGAGGAACTAGAAGAGGCTAGACAATTCATTGGTGATGAATCATTAAATTTAGATAACAAAGATCTTGGACATCCAAGTCTAAACCGACAGTGGGTTTTCATTTCAATAGATAATGCCTATAAAAAAGTTCTAGTTGATTTGAGACCTACTAGGGATTGGGCGTTTGATATGGAGAATATTATCCCTTCTGCAAAAAAATTCATTTTGAAAATGAAAAATAGAATAGATAAATATACAAATATAAATCTTGATTTAGAACGAGTTTATTTAAATCGTCAAGTACATGGTCAAGACGTGCCATTACACGTAGATGGTGATACACCAAATATCTATACACTTTTAATCTATATAGGTGATATTACACATGAAAACTATGATAAGACTGGTGGAGACTTAGAATTTAAAAATAAAGAAAATACAAGAATTGAACCGTTTACAAAAAGAGCTGTACTATTCAAAGGGTATATACCACACCAGGCTTATGCACCTTTAGTACCTGGAATAACTCGCATTTCATTTGCAATAAAATTTGTAGATACGGCAAATAAACTTCCATTTGTTGTAAAATATATGGACTATGACAAACACCTGTTGTCAAGGTTGATGCAGACCTCTCTGAATGGATTGGCAGGCGTCTCTGGAGCCGATCTTGACCCATCACCGGAGTCCCTGTGCAAGTCCGCGGCGGAGGCGGAGACTCACACGCGTCGTCGCTCGCGGCAATGTATGAAGGATATAACTATTTTTGAGAATTTCATCAACGATGAGGAACTAGAAGAGGCTAGACAATTTATTGGTGATGAATCATTAAATTTAGATAACAAAGATCTTGGACATCCAAGTCTAAATAGACAGTGGCATTTTTTGGAAGAAGATAACGCTTATAAAAAACATTTAATTGATTTAACACCTAAAGTATTCGGGTCCGCCAACTCCGCCCCCGGGTATAGTATAGAAAATCTTATCCCTTCTGCAAAAAAATTCATTTTGAAAATAAAAAATAGAATAGATAAATATACAAATATAAATCTTGATTTAGAACGAGTTTATTTAAATCGTCAAGTAATTGGTCAAGATGTAGTACTCCACACAGATGATACACGACCAAACTTCTACACACTTTTAATCTATATAGGTGATATTACACCCGAAAACTATGATAAGACTGGTGGAGACTTAGAATTTAAAAATAAAGAAAATACAAGAATTGAACCGTTTACTAAAAGAGCTGTACTATTCAAAGGGTATATACCACACCAGGCTTATGCACCTTTAGTACCTGGAATAACTCGCATTTCATTTGCATTCAAGTTTTCATGTATGTCAGAACAATTACCATTTGTTGTAGAATATATTTAAGGAAAATGTTCGAAATGAATGTATGAAGGATATAACCATTTTTGATAATTTCATCAACAACGAGGAGCTAGAAGAGGCTCGACATTTTATTCATTCACCAGGAACTATATGTAAACAAATACATAATGGTCATAAGGTTACAGAATGGTTTTTCAACGAGGGAGATAACGCTGATAAAAAATTTATAATCGAGAATGAAACGAAAATTGACGGGCCCAATACCACCATTTTCAATCCCGTTGGTGGAGGAATGGATGATGCGACCCCTTCTGCAAAAAAATTCATTACAAAGATTCAAAACAAAATCGAAAAATGTACAAATAATAAATTGTTACTATGGAGAGTTTATTTAAATCGTCAAGTAACTGGTCAAGATGTAGTACTCCACACAGATGATATTAGAAATCACGCCTATACACTTTTAATCTATATAGGTGATATTACACCCGAAAACTATGATAAAGCTGGTGGAGACTTAGAATTCAAAAATAAAGAAAATACAAGAATTGAACCGTTTACTAAAAGAGCTGTACTATTCAAGGGTTGTATACCACACCAGGCTTATGCACCTTTAGTACCTGGGATAACTCGCATTTCGTTTGCATTCAAGTTTTTATGTATGTCAGAAAAAATACCATTTATTGTAAATTATAGTTAAGGAAAATCTTTTACATAAAGACATGAAGGTGTTGGCGATAGACATTGGGTTTCATAATATGGGTATAGTTCTTGCCGAGTTTGAAGATAGCCCCAAAATTGATGTGAAGTACATGAAAAAGGTAAGTCTCGAAGACTACAAATATCTACGTTCAAACGATTTTGTTGATCTCGTTCCTTTATTTGTTGAAGATCATCAAGATATATTTGATTCAGCTGATAAAATACTTATAGAGAGACAACCACCCGGGGGTTTCACAAATATTGAGATTCTATTAAATTACATGTTCAAAGATAAGGTTATTTTAATTTCACCTGTGAGCATGCATATGCATTTTGGTATGAGACACTTGGATTATGAAGAGCGAAAAGAGAGAACCGTACTAATAGCTGAAAAATATCTAGATGATGAGATTCCATATGAAAGAAAACATGATATAGCAGATGCTTTTTGTATGATTGTGTATTTTAACTTTAAAGTTACTACTCATATATTCGACAAGTTTAGATATAAAGAGAAAGTGTGATGTTATTGTAAGAATGCCAAATGTTAAATTTCCATCACATTACGTATATTGGACACAAGTAAAGGATCATGAAAATATTAAATCAAAGCTGTTACCAATAATTCATAATCTTATATCTAATAATAATTATGATAATCCATTCAAACAAAACTGCACTATGACCACAAATTTCTCGGAAAAAACTGATTTTTTAGACAATGAAATGAAAGAGAAAATTATATGGGCGTGTTTAGGGGAAATGATATTAGAGACCAATTGTTTTCCTTCTATAAAACCATCGGATGCTATAATAAAGGATTATTGGTTCAATGTATACAAAAAGGGTGATTTTCAGGAAATGCACCAGCATGTTGCTTTACCACATATAATGAATGGAAAAATGTATCATGATACATTATCAGTAGTATATATTTTGAATAGTGAAGAAGAAGACAATTCTACAATATTTAAACTTACGGGTACAAATATACCTTATGTTCCTATGCTACAAGAGTGTGAGTTTGATACTGGAAGTGTCAAAGAAATTAAAGAGGGTACATTATTGATTTTTTCAAACCAACTTAATCATTCTGTACGTCCAATAAAAAAATCTGGGAGAATTACCATTGCATTCAATATTTCATGTGCATTTAAATAATAAATATACATGTATAATAAATGCCAACAGCTAAACAACTCCAGAACGCAAAGACAAAATTAAAAAAGACTCCTAAATCCAATGGTAACAAACCTGTTATACCTACAGCAGCTCTTCTTCGTTTAATTGCTGCCGACCCCAGGATTCAAAGGAATCGTAATTTTATGAAACAAGTTCAAGAACTCGTCAAGAAGAAGTAGTTTTACCTTTGAGTGTTACTTTTAGTTCATCAAAGAACGTGTCGAAAACACCCAATCTATACTGAAC